GATACAATGGCAAACTCTCACAAGAAGAACTTGATGCCAACAATCTAGAACCTTTTCAACACAAGATTCTCAAGACAGACATGCAGACGTTTCTTGATGCAGACGATGATCTACAAAAGGTGACTGCAAAGATTCTGATGAACGAAGAGATTGAGAACTATCTTGACAAAGTGTTGAGTGAAATCTCAAATCGACGATGGACGATTCGCAATATGATTGAGTGGCTCAAGTTTACAAATGGCGTAAACTAAAAAACATAAATACCATGTGCAGGAGAATCACATGGACTATCGACAATATCATAATCTCACTGAGACATATCTCAGTCAAGTCAACGAAGACACCAAACAAGAGCAATTGGATGAAAATGTTGGCCTTGCCCTCAAAGGACTTAGGGCGGCCGCCCCAGTCGCAAATAGGATTGCTAATTTTCTTTTAGGAGCAGAGGGTGTTGCCCTTGGAACAACCGCAATTGATGAATTTGAAGGTGAGAAAGATCCAAATGATCCAGAATATGGTGTTTTTGATCCCAGAGGTGATTACGACGGTGACGGCATATTAAATCAATTCGATGTTGATGCTGATGGCGACGGCATATTAGACGAGTATGATGATAATCCGTATGGTGGATTTGGTGGAGATCAGGCAGGTAAAAGGATCATAAAACTTGGCACTGGTGGGAATCAGGTACAGGTAGATAATCCCCTTGATCCTATCATACGAGCATCAGACAAAGTTTTTATCGAATACCCAACACAAGGAATAGAATATCTTTACAACTTACTTGCAGATATTTTCGAAGAAACAGAAAAACAAATTGGTAGACCTTTGCTCACCGAAGAAAAACAAAAAATAATTGAAAGCAAACAGTTGAATGAAATTGCGCCACTACTCTTAAGGCTTGGTCCATCTATTCTAAAGTATGGCGGTCAATTACTTAAGTATGGTGGTAAACAATTGAAACCATTGCTTGGTACCAGGGGTCTTCTTTATGGAACAGGCGCTGGTGTCGCAGCCGGTGGTGGTGATTACATAACAACAAGAGATGCTCAAGACATGTCAGATAGAAATCGGGAACAAGTCGATGCAATTAATGACCAGTATTTCGATGATGACAGAACTATGCAAGAACAAGAAACAATTGATGCGATATTTGCTTTCATCGAACTTTTTGCCAACAGCCCTCTTGCGAATTTGATCGAACCCCTACTTGGTATAACCACAGAGGCAGAACTTCTTGAGTTCTTAACCGATAACATAATGTCTGTGACTCAACTGTATGCGTTGCTTGCACAATACGCAGAAGAATATGCAGATCAATTAAATCCAACGAGTGTTGATGAAACGGCCGATAGGGTAATTTCCGATCTCATGGCTAGATTTCCTGGTATGTCAATGGAACAAATTTTAGAAATGTTGGTTGCACTGCAGGCACAGGGTGCCGAAACACTTGGAGATGTAATAGATCCCTAAGTGTCGCACAAAACCTCATAAATAACTTTGGTTTATGAGTGATATCGAAATACAGTCGGTAGATTCTGTTTATGTGAAAGCGTTGTGTGAACCAAGTATTGCACAAGAGTTGTCCGATTATTTCACATTCAAGGTGCCTGGAGCACAGTTTACGCCAGCATATCGAAACAAGATGTGGGATGGCAAGATTCGTCTTTACAACCAACACTCACAAAAAGTCTACGCTGGTTTATCGCCATACATACAGCAGTTTGCCAATGAAAGAGAGTATGATGTTGGCACAAATTTGCCAAACAATTTGCCAATTGATGACTCTGAAATACAAGACTATATCAACGACCTGAAACTCACAGCAGCCAACAAGGACATCGCTCCTCACGCTCACCAAGTTGATGCTATCACTCATGCACTATCATGCAGAAGAACGCTTCTGCTGTCTCCTACAGCGTCAGGAAAGTCTCTTATCATCTATGTTTTGATGCGTCGATGGCTTGATGAGAATCCTGACTCTAAAATGCTCATCATTGTGCCAACAATCTCTCTTGTCTCACAATTGCACTCTGACTTTGCTGATTACGCCAACAAAACAGATTGGAACGCAGATGATATGGTGCATAAGATCTATGGTGGTCAAGAGAAAACTACCAACAAACGAGTCGTGGTCTCAACCTGGCAGAGTATCTACAAGCAACCAAAGAAATACTTTGATCAGTTCTCTGGTGTGATTGGTGATGAGTGTCATCAGTTCAAGTCGCAGTCTCTTACAAACATCATGACAAAACTTTCAGATTGTGATTTTCGTGTGGGTCTTACAGGCACGCTCGATGGCACCAAAACACACAAGTTGGTGATTGAAGGATTGTTCGGTAGCACAAATCGTGTTGTGTCTACAAAGCAACTCATGGACAAAGATCTACTTTCAAAACTCAAAATTGATTGCATTCGTCTAAAGTATTCAGACGAGGTATGCAAAGAATGTAAGAAACTCAAGTATTCAGAAGAGATAGATTATCTGGTCACAAATCAAAAACGAAATGAATTTATTACAAGCCTTTGTGGTCACGCAAAAGGCAACTCACTTGTTCTTTTTAATTATGTTGATAAACAAGGCAAGCCATTGTATGATATGATTACAAAGAAGTATCCGAATCGAAAAGTTTTTTATGTTTCTGGTGAAACAGATGTAACCATTCGTGAAGAGATTCGTAAAATAACCGAAGAAAGTGAGAACGCAATCATCGTGGCATCGTACGGTACATTTAGTACAGGAATAAATATAAGAAGATTGCACAATGTTATCTTCGCTTCACCATCGAAGAGTAGAATTCGAATTCTGCAAAGCATTGGTAGGCAACTTAGGAAGTCAGAGCATAAGGAGACAGCCAAGTTATTCGATATCGCAGACGACCTAACATGGAAGAGTCATCAAAACTACACACTCAAACATTTTCTTGAAAGGGTAAGAATTTACAATGAAGAAAAATTTGACTACAAGATGATTACCATAAGACAGTAAGGAGATAAAATGTCAAAGTATAAAATTTTTAGAACGCATGACGGTGAGAGCATCATCGGCAAAATTGTAGATTCAAATCGTGTCTCCTTTTTAGTAAACAGACCAATGAGGATTTCAATCAGCACAATCGGTATTTGTGATGACATGGAAAAAGAAATGACTCACACAGCCATGACGGTAACCTTGCGAGACTGGATTGAGTTTTCGAAAGACGATGACATTCGCATACCAAAAAAGCACATCGTCACCATGGTGAATCCAAACAAAGGCATCATTGAAGATTACGAGAACGCAAAAAGAACCATTGACTTTGCACCTCTCAAAGGACAACCACGCAAAGAGGATATCAGTGACGAAGACATGGCAGAGATCATGAGAAAACTTGATGACTCTGAAATGGGTAAACTCTTCGACTACTTTGAACAAACGCGAGAGGAAGTCATCGAGAGTATGGATGAAACCAATGATATTTTTGATTCAACAAATCATGAAAGAATTATCGACAAGACTCGATATAAAGAAGACGACGCTACCGATTGGAGAAACTGGTCTGACAATCCCGAAGAGTATCTCTAAGTATTATAAAGGGCCCCGGACTTCTTCTTATCAACGAAGGCACCTATATTTAGACAGACGTTAGAAAAAAGCCCATGGATTTCTAGAAAGAATTTGACAAATACTTTTTTCACTCTATACTTCTGTAAACAACAAGAGGATATTATGGCAAAGAAGAAAAGTGAACCAGAACACTATGTAAATAATGAAGAATTTTTGCAGGCGATCATAGAGCATCGTGAGAAGATTGAAAAAGCAGAAGAGAACGAAGAACCTAAACCTGGTGTGAGTGAATACATCGGTGAGTGTTTTCTCAAGATCGCAACCAAGTTGTCACAGAAACCAAACTTCGCAAACTACACCTTTCGTGATGATATGATCTCTGATGGTGTCGAAAACTGTTTGTCATATGTTGGTAACTTTGACCCAAAGAAGTTTACAGATCGTAAACCGAACCCGTTCGCTTACTTCACACAAATAATTTACTACGCTTTTCTTCGACGTATTGCCAAAGAGAAAAAACAAATGTATATCAAGTATCGTGCCATACAAGCCGCAGATGCAAGAGGAACTTTTGATGAGTGGGCAAAAGGCAATAATTTTATTGACGCTGAAAGCACAAACGCATATGCTGATTATCTAAAACTTACCTCGACCGATCTGTCTAAGTTTGAAGATGAAAAGGATAAGAAGAAGAAATGAGAGTTGCAATCATCACCGATACGCATTTTGGTGCGAGAGGTGACTCGCCTGTTTTTCTAGAGCATTTTCTAAACTTTTTTGAGAGCGAGTTCTTTCCGTATCTCAAAGAGCATGATATCAAACATGTCATTCATATGGGCGACCTTATGGATCGTCGTAAGTTTGTAAACTTTTTGACACTGAAAAATGTTCGTGATCGCTTCATGCAAAGAATCATAGACGAGAACATCAACACACACATTATAATCGGCAACCATGATATCTACTTTCGAAACACCAATGATGTAAACTCTGTTGAGCAACTTTTTGATGGTGATAGTGAGTTTGTAAAGTTTTACACAGAACCTACGACAATAGAAATCGGTGATAAAAAACTTGACCTCTTACCTTGGATCAATCGTGGAAACAAAGAGGCAACATTAGACTTTTTGCGAAACACAACTTCGCATGTTTGCTTTGGTCACCTAGAAATTACAGGACATATGATGCTGCCTGGTGTAAAGTGTGAGGGTGGACTTGATCCAAAGTTCTTCAAGAAATACAAGAAGGTTTATAGTGGTCACTTTCACACCAAGAGTAGTGACAAAAATGTATCTTATCTTGGCACAGCCTATCAAATCACGTTCAGCGATTGGGGGATTGAAAAAGGTTTTCATATCTTCGACACCGAGACTTACGAATGTGAATTTATTGAAAACAAAAAAGAAATCTTTCATAAGATAGTCTATGAAAATAAACCAACTAAAGATGTAGACTTTGATAAACTAAAAAATTGTTATGTCAAGGTCATTGTGACCAAGAAAGATGAAGTCACAAAGTTTGAAAAATTCCTAGATAAACTCTATGATTCTGGTGTTGAAGATGTTACCATTGTAGAGCAGGATGAATCTTATGAACCAAATGAAGATGAAATTGATATCTCTGTGGATACAATCACCCTAATAGAGGATGAGATAGATTCGCAAGAAGTAAAATTCAAAGAAGAAATCAAAAAATTAGCGAAAGAGATATACCTAGAAAGCATTGATGAATGATAATATTTGAGAGTGTTCGGTGGAAAAACTTTTTATCTACCGGTAACAATTTTACAGAAAACTAACAACACATTGATTGTTGGTGATAATGGTGCAGGCAAGAGTACGATACTCGATGCCCTCACTTTTGCTTTGTTTGGCAAACCGTTTCGCAGAATCACAAAAACAAAACTGATCAACAGCGTGAACGAAAGAGATAGTATCGTAGAATTGACGTTCAAGAAAGGTAAGAATGTTTATCTGATTCGGCGGGGACAAAAGCCTGCGTTGTTTGAGATATATCGAAACGGTGAGTTGATAAATCAAACCGCAAAGGCAAAAGACTATCAAAAATACCTAGAGAAGAATGTTCTCGGTATGAACATGAAGTCATTTACACAAGTGGTAATTCTTGGTAGTTCTTCTTTTGTACCATTTATGCAATTGAGTGCCAGTGATCGCCGAGATGTGGTTGAAGATCTGCTTGATATCAAAGTGTTTAGTTCGATGAACGATGTTCTCAAAGGTCGGTCTACAACTTTGCGAAGAGATTTGGATCAAAACACTGTAGACCAAAAGGTATCGAAAGAAAAGATCAGAATTCAGAATGACTATGTTGAAGGCTTAAGAAAGAAAAGTTTGTCAAACATTGAATCACACAGAGATGAAATTGATAAAACAAAAAAAGCGATAGACACAAACAAGAAAAAAATCAAAAGCATAGAAAATGAAATCGCAAAGATAGATGCCGAAAGAAACGATCTACTTTCAGAACTCAAAGACACTGGTAAAATATCCTCAATCAAGAGCAAATTAGATCATAGACTTGAGAGTG